GATGCAAGTTGGCTGTGGAATTAATCATAAATCCTATGCGATGGCATACGCTAAGTATGGGAAACGCCCTGCAGTTGGTGTTGGTGTAGTGTTAAATAATGGTAAGACTCCGTTAAATCTTTTGATGGAATTATGAAAAAAGATCCAACATGGAGACTTTTTGCTCTTTATATGCTTATAATCTTAAGCATTTTATTAATTAATTTATAGAAATCTGCTAGAGTAAGCTAACAATTTGTTAGTAATTCAGTTGGTAATTCAATTATTTTTATTATCTTTGTAGTGTTAAAATAGTAAAAGCAACCACTATAAAGGAGCTGCAATATAAAAACAAAAGAAATGAGAAAGTACCACTTGAAAAATGAAAAACAATTATTTAGTTCAATACAAGAATTATGTGATTATGTAGCACAATCTGGAATTTGCCCTAGTGCAGAAATATATATAGATGGAGAAGCTACAGGAGAAGAAGTAAGTGAATATTTAGTTTATTAATTAAAAAACCTTAAGAAATGAAAACAAATTTTAAAATGAAAGAAGCAATTAATCCTAATGAAGCTAGATTATCAATTCTAGATGTATTAAAAGAAAACCCATTGTGGATGAATAAAGTAACAGATTCTTTATCTATAATACTGAGAGGGTTAAGTGATGAGGAAAGAGAGTATTTACTAAACAAAACTATAGATGAGCAAGTTGTTGATTTATTTGTAAATATTAAAAAAGAATACTATCACTTTAAAGATTTTACACAATGGAATTACTAAGCGAATACTGGGTATTGAAACCCTCATATCAATCAGTATCTGTATATAATCATGATGCAAACTCTAATTATATAGATTATAAAAAGTCAGGAAGTACAGTTGTTGTTGTAGGAACTAAAGAACAGATACTAGATAAATTTAGATATATGCTAAGAAATCATGGATGGCAATGCAGAGATAGTTTTGATATTGAAACAAAGCCAGAATGGGTTGAACTATATAATAAGAAAAAAGAATGTTTAATTTTAAATGCGAGATAATGGAAAACGAATTAATACACAAAGCGATGCACAATTTAAATACTTTTCAATGTTGTGATGGAGAGTTATATCTCAGAGGTACTGATGAATATGGTAAGGATTTTCAAGTATGTTTTGATGCTTATGATTTTCTTAACTGGATTGATACTGAGCAAATACAATATATCAAAGAACAAGTTATAAAACATATAAATAAAAAATAATTTATATCTTGGACGAAATTATTAATTAAAACTTTAAGAAATGAAAAAAGAACTTTTAAGAGAAAAATACATCAAATACAATCTAACTACTGATGATGTATTTAAACATCAACACTACATTATAATTACAAGAAGTGGTATTGAAAAGATACAAGCTATAGAAAATATCACTATTTGGTATGAGGTAGTGAAATGTGAAACAAATTTTGCTGGTGTAAAAGCTACTGCAAAAAAGGATGATTTAACTATTGAAACATTTGGCTCTGCAATAAAGGGTAATAGCTTTAAAGATGGAAATACTAATAGTTGGTATGTATTAGAGATGGCTGAAAAGAGAGCATTATCAAGAGCTGTATTAAAGCTTACAGGATTCTATGAGTTAGGAGTGTTTGGAGAGGACGAATCTGACGATTTTAAAAAAGAGTAATAACTAAAACAATAAAAAAATGGCTAAAAAAAGCAAAAAACCAAAAAAACCAGAAGTAAAAATAGATTTACTACAAGATCTTGAAGATAGATTAAAAGAGATATATAGTAGGAATCATGCTATGGATGCTCAAGAACAAAAGGAAGTAGAACAAATAAAAGAAGAAATTAACAAATTAAAAAATTAAAAAATGAGTTTAACAATTAACGGAAAAATCAAAAAAATCTTAGATTTAGAACAAGGTACATCAAAATCTGGGAAAGAGTGGCAAAAACAAAGCGTAGTAATAGAACAGAATGTAGATAGAGAGTGGAACAAAGAAGTCTGCGTAAGTGCTTTTGGTACTGATAAGATTAATCAATTAAATAAATTTAGTGAAGGTGATACTATTGATGTGCTTTGTAATGTATATTCTAGAGAGTTTAATGGAAAGTACTACACCAGTTTAGATGGTTACTGGTTTGCAAATCAAAATGCAGAAGCTCATACATCCAGCGATGTAGAATCTGATGATTTACCTTTTTAAAATGAATCAAGCAGATAAATTCAAATCTTTATGCACCTTAGCAACTGAGTTGTTAGGGTTGCCTAAAGGCTCTTTAAGTAGTAAGAGTAGGAAACATAAATATCAAGCTACTAGAAGTGCTGTAAGTTGTGTTGCAAGGAAGGTTGATTTTACACACGAAAAGATAATAGCTAAAGAACTTAATAGAGATAGAACAACAGTATATCATTATGATAGAACACATGATGCAAACTTTGATACTTGGGAATTATATAGAGAAACTTTTTCTAAAATATATAATGCTTATACAAAGATTGAGAATCAGAAAAAATCATTTGCAGATTTACATCACTTGCAAAGATGGTTAAAAGAGCATGGAGTAAAACATAGTTCTATACATGAGAAATCTGTAAGAATTAGATCAGGTGATTTAGTTTTAGATATTGTTTTATCATACAAAGACTTTTATTATCAATTAGATTTAATTAAGTTAGCCCTCAGAAATCATAAACACACAACAGAAATTAGATGAAAGAAAAACCTAGTTACTATGCAGTTATTCCAGCAAATGTAAGATATGCAAAAAATCTAACTCCCAACGCAAAATTACTTTATTCTGAGATTACAGCTTTATGTAATATGAATGGTAAGTGTACAGCATCAACACAGTATTTTGCTAGCTTGTATGAGGTAAGTAAAACATCTATTCAAAAATGGTTAAAAATTTTAGAAGATAATAATTTTATTAAAAGAGAAGTTACTTATAAAAAAGGTAGTAAAGAAATATTAAGCAGGTGCATCACTTTAGTTAAGTACTCTGCAAGCAATAAGTTAAGAGATAATACTAATATAAATATAAATAATACTAATCTTACAGATAGTAATAGAAAGCGTTTCAAGAAACCTAATAAGATTGAAATAAAAATTTATTGTATTGAAAGAAAAAATAATATTAATTTTGAAGCGTTTTATGATTTTTATGAAAGTAAAAACTGGATGGTAGGAAAAAACAAAATGAGAGACTGGAAGGCAGCTGTGCGAACTTGGGAGAGGAGAGAAACAAAAAAAGAAACCATGAGCAAGATAGATGCTCAATTAAGCGAATATTTAAAAGGAAAAGATTTATTATGAAATTATTAAGAGATGAAAGTTTAAAGGATTTAACTACTAAAGTTTATGATCTTATTGCAAAAACATCAATAGAGATAGGACATAGAGCAGATGGTAAAACTATGGCAAGTTTAGCTAAAATCTTTGCAAATGATTTACAAACAGAAAGAAGATTTGGAAGGATGAGCTTTAATCAAGTTGTAGATGCTTTTCGTATAGGTGTAAGATTTGGTAAAGATGAACCATTTTTAAATATTAGAACTTTTTATAAATGGGTGTATGCCCATAAAAAAACAATCGACGATGCAACTTATCAAACAGAAACTTTAAAGATAAAAAATGTACCTTATTATCAAGAACCAAAAAAACTACTCAAATGAAGATATTAAATTTATATGCAGGAATAGGGGGTAATAGGGCTCTATGGGGTGATGGACACGAAATAACAGCAGTTGAATTAAATAAAAAAATAGCTGAAAAGTATGAAGCTTTATACCCAAAAGACACAGTAGTTGTAGCTGATGCACACGAATTTCTTTTAGAAAACTACAAAGAATATGATTTTATCTGGAGCAGTCCACCTTGTCAATCTCATAGTAGAACAAATTATTTTACTCAGCATATAAGAAAAACACCTGTTTACCCTTTAATGAGCCTGTATCAAGAAATAATTTTTTTAGATAATTTTTTTAAAGGAAAGTATTGTGTAGAGAATGTAGTAAGTTATTATGAACCACTTATTAAGCCTTTAAAAATTGGTAGGCATTATATATGGTCTAACTTTAATATTAATAAGATTCAACAACCTAAAGATGATATAGGTACTATGATAAAAGGCCACCCAAACAGAGCAAATAAAAAACCTTTAGAAGAAAGAAACGCAGTTAATTCAGAACTAGGTTTACATATATTAAACCAGGCATTAGGAATAATAAAAGAAAATAAAGTTGAACAAAATAAATTATTTTAAAATGAAGATATTAACAACCATATATTTAATACTTCTTTTATTATGTATATTAGAAGCTTATTTTTGTACTAAATTCGAAGATGAACTATAAACTATAAGAAATGAAAACAAAAGATGAAGTAAAAAACCTGTTAATCAAAACACCTCATTTGAGAGATAGTGATCAAAAACTGATAGCTACTTTCTGGTTTAATGAATTAAAAGCAAAGAGTATAGATCCTGATGAAATAACTTGCTATGAATTTATGAAAATGTTTGCTGAAAGTAAGCTAACAAACATCAAAACAATAGAAAGAATGAGGAGAAAAATACAGGAAGAAACACCAGAATTAAGAGGTAAGATATATAAAGCTCGACAAACAAATTTACAGGATGAATGGAAAAAAGAGCTAGGTTATGAAATCAATCAGTAAATTAAAAAAAGAACTTGATACAATTTTTAGTCTATATATTAGATTGAGAGAATCAAATGAATTTGGTATGGTACAATGCTTCACCTGTGGATGTGTCAAGCATTATAAGAAAGGCATGCAAAACGGCCACTTTCAATCAAGAACTTTTTTATCAACTAGATTTGATGAAGTAAACTGTCAGCCACAATGTGTCGGCTGCAATATGTTCAAACAGGGCGAGCAGTATAAATTCGCCTTAGCTTTAGATGGTAAGTATGGAGAGGGTACTGCTCAAGAATTACAATATTTATCAAAGCAAACAGTTAAGTTTACTAGAGTAGATTATGAAGAAAAGATAAGTTATTATAAATCTATTGTTAAAAACTTAAAAAAAGAAAGACAAATCGAGTAACTTTTTTATTACCTTTGGCGTATGACAAAACCAATCTACGCTAACG